ATCGTAAAACATTTCCCCTTTACCAACATAACGATTATGGACTTCTACCAATGGGCAATCTTTTATCAAGTCTGCTTTCAGGTAATAAGCACGATGTAAGTCCTGAGTTAGTGCAAAAAATAAAACAGGCAGATTTACCTGAAATAGCTTTTCTTTGCGCTGCGCTACGTGAATACTACGATGTTGGTCAAAACCTAATTGACGAACTTCTACCTCAAGCGCACCAACTGGAGAACCTGATCGAAAGCAGATTAAATCAACTCCATAGCGATTAGGGTTTTCCCGCACTTCATAACCCTTTTTCATTTGTATCCAGGTGGATACAGCCTGACGAGCAGGCGCATCATATACATCGTGCAAATCTTGGCTAAATGGCTTATAAGTTGACATAACGCCAAAAGCCATACCCAAAGATAGCTACAAACAACAAAGCCCCTAAAAGCCCCCAAAACAAGCTGTATTCGCCATCTTCAGGTCGAGTGATAGACGTTGCATACTCAGCATCTTTAAACGCCTCTGAAAGCGTTCTAGGGCTTTTTAGCCATCTCTGGTAATTATTGACAAAATGTTCATAGCTCATTTCTCTTGTGCCTTTCTTAGTATTGCTCTAGCAAAAATAATGTTTTGTTCGCCTGTGTCAGTTTCCATGCCACTCCAAATTTCAATTATTTCCTCATCTGTTAGTGTCTTTAGTTCTTTACCCACTTCAATACCACCAGCGTGTGCTAGTGCTTCGTACTTGCTTCGGTCTTCTACCATAAGCTCGTTGTGTTCCTGTTCGACAATTAAACAGGTTTTTAACTCCTCTATTTCAGCTTGTTGCTGGCGTAGCATGGTGGCTGCTTGTTCTCTTGTGCCACCTTCCCAATGACCTTGCTCTAATTTATCAGCTAGTTCATTTGCGTTCATTTGTTTTTACTCCAGCCGTTGCACTTGGCTAAAAACTCTATGGCCCTGTCAAATTGTTCTTGCATATACTCTAAGTCCTCTTGTTGCTTACGCAAGACTTTGATAATGCTATCCATAGTAATGTCCCCAGCTATTGCTACAGTAGGGGTTACATTGGCCTCTAAATAATCTGCTAGGTCTTTAGGCTTCATTTATCATCCCTCGCATAAGTTTTCCACAAGGTTTCTAAAGTTTCTATAGCACCCATCATCTTGAGCTGGATCTGTGAATACTCTGGAGTTTTGTAATCAGGTCTGCCATTGATGACATCCTGGCAGATGGTTGGTGCTACATACACGCCTGGTTTGGTGTAATGCGGAAGATGCAACACACCGCCCACAAGATAGCACTTGTATTGAGCAAAGTCAGGGCTTTCAAATTCAGGGTTCAATTTCATTAAAAGCCCCAACCAAACATTGCGCCCAAAATTAGGCCTAGCAGTATTACGCCAATCCATTCAATTATTGCTCTTTTCATAATTCCCCCTTTAAGCCCAAGGCTTGTTGTCATAAGCTGCATCAATCAATTTATCAAATACATTTAAATCAATAAACATTTCTGTTGCGTCATGGTTATCAATATAAGCGTAACTGATATCATGGTTGTAACCATAAAGCTCAATTTCTGTATTACCAAATATAACAGTAGTTATGTAATGTCCATCTTTCATAATTCCCCCTAAGCCAAAAAACAGGACAAGCTGCTTAGTCGTACACCCTCGGCTTATTGAGCTAAAGTATGCTTGGCCTGTGTAAACTTACGCTACTTCTTTTTCAAAATACTTTTTGAATACATCGGTAATACGCAAACAATCCGATGGGCTAACTTCAAGTTGCAGTTCTTCAGCAAAAAATTGCTGGAGTTCACGCATCTGTTGGTCACTAATTAACCAGCCATCGTTGCTTCTGTAACCCATTGGCATAAAATTTGATTTCATTTAAATCCCCTTAAATAAAACTCCACATGGAGTAACTACAGTTTCTTTGTCTGTAGCATAGATGTCAAACTTTTTTTTCTAAGGAAAACCCTAAGTTGCAATAAAACAACATTAAGGTGGGGCTGGAATCCTCACGGAAGGAATTTTGGCGGGGGATCACCAACCCAGCCCCAAAGATATTATACGACCAATCCGCTTTTAATTTGGTAGAAACGTAGCAGATGGAAAAAGCATTTTAGGCCCTTCTGCAACTCCGTTTCTTCAATCTCGCAGACTTTGACTTCATTGGTCAATCCGTTGACAAAAACAATAGCGCACCGGGCATCTGACAAGCCTAATAACTCTCGGTAGGCAGCCAACTGCATGATATGATCCTCGTATGGAACAACCTTTTCTAAAGGGACTTCTTTTGTCTTGAAATCTGCAACTACGGGGACAATGCCCTTAACTTTATCGCCTTTAGCGTGTAAGTCCACTTTTCCAGCAAATCCTAGCTCATGGCTACCGGATTTTTCAGTAACCCATAAACGATTGCCAAACGAGGCTTTTAAAGCGTTTTCTGCATTACGGCAATACTCAGGTATTTCGGGCAATAAAACTTGGCTAAAAAAGGCTTCTAATACGCCATGAATCTGTGTTCCTCTATCGGCTGCATCCCTGCCTTGTGCCTTAGAATCGTTGAGAACTCGGTCTAAGTAATCTTCCTCAGACTCGCCCTCATTGCGTGGTAGCGTTAAGGCTGCAAGGATAGCCTGCTGCTGAAGCCAATTTTGGAGTCCAGGCTTTGCCGCCACACCGAGAATGGTAGTAACGCTCGGTAAAAGGCCCAACTTTTTTGCATCTCTAAGAGTCGTGTTGCGGAATCCTTTTCCATCGGCTCGTTCAATCGTATAGGCTGGCTCTCCATCTTTGGTGTACCAATGGCCTGATTCACTCTTTTGTTCCTGCATTTTTTCTTCCCCTTTTTGGTTTTACTGCATCCGTGTGTATATCGTATGTTGTTTCTTGGGCAACAGTTGTAGCTTGTGGAGCAACAGTTATTGTAATGCCTGGTTCTTCATACTCTACAGGAATTTCTTGTCCGCACCAGTCCTGTGGCATTTTATTAATCACCACAGGGTTGAGCTTACAAGCTCCCATCATATCGTTTTGATTAAATACAAAAAACTTACATACTCGGCAAGTCATTTAATTCCTTTTGCGTAATCAAGGATACGTTCTGAATCGTAATAGTTCTCGCACATATTGGCAGCAACGTGCAGAACCGCATTAATTACAGCAGCTAAATCTTCCGGTGTAAAGCTGATAAGCAGTTGCTCCTCATCTACACCTACTGGCTGCCAACTTATTTTAGAGCTTTGCTCAACAAGGTTTTTAATTTGGTTCTGCATAGTGTTCTCCTTTAGAACGGGGTGCTATCGTCTATAAACGGATCATCCTTTGGTAGCTCGTCTGATCCTGCTGGTTTAAATCCTTGTGGGATTTTTTCTTTGCCGATTGATACGCTAAGAAACTTTGATCCTTTGGTGGATGTCTTAGTCCAGGCAGACAAGTAATGCTCTTTGCCGTTGACCATAATTGTTCCAGTAAAATCAGGATGGTTATCAGAAGCCTTACGCTCGTTCTTGAAAAGACTTCCTGATCCTTCTTTTGGTGTATATGCCATGTGTTTCCCCTTATAAAATATCTTCTGCTACAGACTTCATTGATTGACTAGACTTCACTTGTTTTGGTGCTTCATCTTCTGGCAAATCCTCGCCAGCGTAGATATACAAACCAATGCCATGCAAGGCAATCGCTTTGACTAAGCATCGTTGCATAGCGGTATTGACATCCATTGCATTAGGATTTTGAATTGGTTTATTGACATGGTTTAGCACCGGAAGCATGGCAGTCATTGACTTGTCAAACGCTTGAACTGTGCAATACACCATCATTGAACCATCGGCAAATATTGTAGGATCGGTATACGACCAAGTAGCCATTGGGTCTTTTTGTAATAACTGATCTACGGCCCACGCCCAAGAAAGATAAGTAAAACGACCCTTACGTTCGGTATGGTCGTTGACATTAATCTTGCGAAGTTCTAAGTATTTAGACATTAGAACCTCCAAACACTTTACCAAAATCTTCAAACACGGATTGCAATAGATTATTGCGCTTGTTGTTTGGCTTTCCACAAGCTGCACGAATAACATCCACATCGTCTTGCGACAGTTCTGTGCCGTATTCCATGTTGTCTAACGCTATTTCCAAGCGTTGCTCCATTTCGGTCATAACTTGATACAACTCATCCATTTAAA